CCTAAACCCACATAATAATGTTACTAATTAGGGCGGCTTTGCCGCCCTACCAAGGTTCTCTATACTAATAATTTCTTTTACATATGTAATAAAAAAATAGGAAAGGGAGAACCTAGACTAACATAATAATGTTACTAATTAGGGCGGCTTTGCCGCCCTACCAAGGTTCTCTATACTAATAATTTCTTTTACATATGTAATAAAAAAATAGGAAAGGGAGAACCTAAACCCACATAATAATGTTACTAATTAGGGCGGCTTTGCCGCCCTACCAAGGTTCTCTATACTAATAATTTCTTTTACATATGTAATAAAAAAATAGGAAAGGGAGAACCTAGACTAACATAATTTACAGTAATAAGAAAGATCAAGTATAAGGCAAATTTGTAATAGATGTTGATTGTGATTCCTGAGTATTCTTACGATCCTCTTGATACCATTTTATTTTAGATAATACGTAATACTGATCTTTTAGCATTTTTTGTTCTGCTTCATACGGTGTTAATTTGTTTTTATAAGAATTATAAAGAATCATAAGAACAATACCTCCAAAAATAACTAAAATACCTAAATTAAAAGCATAATGATAGATAGTTGTTCTATTTTGATGGCATTTTTGCAATGTTTGCAATAAATAATTTTTGGTAGAGTTCTCAATAAGTCGTGGTACCTGATCCATTATATATTTTTACTGAAAAAAATATATAAGAACAACGGTATAGTATACTTAATGGAACCATTATTAGGTCTTATACTGAATAACCGTACATTCCTATTGCAATATAGCAAAGTATGGCTAAAACTATAGCAACAATCCAAATACTTATTACAGTTTTGTCACGGACTCCCACGCCAAATTTACGATAACTACCATCTTTATTATACATAAGTCCAGGTTTCATAAGATGTATTATTGTAAACAATATAACAAATAATATAATAGAAAAATGCAATCTATGTTGTCTTATAAATATCTTTAAGTTCATTTTGATGTTATAATATCAAAATAAATAATTTTTACGTATCGTCATCGAAATCCCCCATTTCGGTATCATCATAATAATAATCTCCATCCCGTCTATCATCCCCAATATTAATATCCCCTAAAACCATATTACCACGAACATAATCTACTGCTTCTAATTCCTCTTGATTATCAGCATCAATAGCATCTAATTGTTCAGCATCCAAGTTCTCTGGAACAACAACTTCATCTTCTCCGCCCATCAAAAATTGTTCTAATTCGCGGTCAAAAACATTACCATCATATTCGTACAATCCTTTTTGTTGTCCCACATTCCAATGTTCTAAACGATACTTCTTTAACATATCCTCACCCTTACGTTGTTCAATACTCATTCGACCTAATCGTTCTACCACATTCGTACGTTCCATATCCTTATTACGTCTAGTTTTACGTAAAATATCTTCATAGGTTAGATCCAATGTTTTCTTGTTCTCCTCTTCTATCTCTAAGAAGCATAACAACAATTCTGCAACACGACCTTTTAATTCCTCTTTATTACCTAATTTTATATCTACTTCATTTAATTCGTCTTCAGATTCTTCCAAGTTCTCTAATTGTCCTGTTATTTGCAATGTTACATCACCTAGTTCACTAAGTTCTCTACGTCTTATTTTCTTAACAGATTCTACATCAGCGCGTAATAAATCAGCATCATTGGTAGAATGAATATATTCGTAAAGAACCGAGTAAAAGCAATAGGAATAAAGCATATAAATTGTCGGTTTATCCATTAAATGATAAAATTGCCGGATACTTTGCTGCGCAGAACCCTCAATACCTTCACCAAACTTATCCGGTGACCTACGGTCACCTACTAAGTTAGTAGTTGGGGGCTTCGCCCCCTGACCTACGTCTTTTACCATTTCAGTATGAACAGGTAAATTTTGTAAAAACTGATTTAAATTTGCGAGGTTACGTCCTACTTCTTGCAAGAGTCGATAGAGAACCTGATCTTCTTTAAATTCCTCTAATTTATCATAATATTTATGAATCACTTGTAATAATACGGAATTATGTTTATCTGAGAATCCCCAATGCTTGGGTATTTTTTTATAAAATCCCATATCATTCAAAAGTATATTCGGATATGTTTTACACATTGCTTGAACCGCATTTTGTATATATTGCGTAACGGTATAAAGACCGGAATCATAATATAATTTTGTTTCTTTCATTGGTTTGTCTAATTTCCAAGTGCAAATATTCTTTAAGAAATCGTGTAATTTAGAATATTTACTATCTGATAGATTACCATAACGTCCAAAGAAATCCATAATTTCACGGTACATATCTTTGTTTGCTTTTATCAAGTAATTTTGTAAATTATTAAGTTCATTTGTTACCTCGTAGGCCATTGTTTTTGGTTTATGAGCCTCTAATAGTTGAAACATCAAATTACGTAACGGCTCATCTACTATTTTTGAATTTTCCATATCCAACTGTTCTATCATCTCTTTTATCATATCAATCCTGGTAAATTTAGTACCATAATCTATTTCGACAATGTTCTCACGGTTAACTAAATTCATTAAGTGTAGTAAATTGTCTAGTCTATATTGAACTGCATTTGTTTTTAAGAACTCGATTTTTTCTTGAATGGACCAGTTCGATTGGTAACCCGCTGGAATTTCATTACAAATTTCCTTATATTTTTCAGGAATAGGCAACTTTTTATCAAAATTACAGTAGTAAATAACCGCCGAATAAATAAGTTCTATATCATCAAGATTATTCGAATAAATAGTTGAGTGACGTATACCTGTAAAACTATTATGGAAAAGCATTGGTGCTCTAGCAGCATCCTTAGTCATATTCAACAATTTAGATAATGCCATAGAATTGCGTATGTAATCTAAGATACGATCGTTTTCACTATAAAAATATTGCATAGGATTCGTTAATTCCAAGGATTCGTTACAACACGCGTTTTCTAAGAACGGTAAATTACCCGATGATTTTAATATGGTATCTTTACGTTCTACAATCTGTTGAATAGCCTCAATAATTCCATACCCGAAAAACAATAATTTACTTTTTATTACATTGATTGATTCTGTCTGTTGTTTACTACCCTTACGCATTAATGCTTTCAAGTCCTCTTCAAAGTCTGTGGAAACACTTTGTAATGTTTTAGATAAAGAAAAATGGACTACCGGTGGTAAAAAATGTCGCCATTTTTGGATACTATGTTCTTGTGGTGCAATTGTTTCAGGGTGTAGACTCATATATTCGCGTTTTTTAACATACATCTCCATTATATCACTACGTTTCATAATAAAATTGTCAAAAATGTCTTTCATACGCTTTACAAGAATTTCGGGTTTGTATTTTTTAATAGATTCCCAGATAGAAATCGATGAAGTAGTTTTATGTAAAATACAAGCCAAATACTGTATTCCAGTAATATCTTCTACTCCAGCGGACAATGGAAATCCACTGAATGATCTAACACATCCCGGAAAAGTTCTCTTACTTTGAATAGAAGGTATAGCAATTTGTACAGCTATTAATAAGTTGCAAGCAATAATAGTAATACGTGTTTCATCTCTATAATTTTTGTAGGGTTGAAGTGCCTTTCCTTTTTCCTTCAACTGTTTATCCGATTTCTTTTGATAAGCTGCATCCGTATATATAATTTTATCAAATAACTCCATAGAATGTGTCATTACAAAATTCTCTACTGATTCCAGAGGTAAATCCAGATTTCTGCAAAGAGTATTTAATACATTAAATATAGTTTCAGCTGTTTCACTTTCAAATACTCGTTTGTCTTTCATCTTCTTTTCATTTTCTTGTATAATAGCACCCAACTCTTCTTCCATAACCGCATTGGATGTAATACGAAACCCTGCTTCATCAAATCCCTCTTCAGAACTAAAATCTATTTTACGTAAAACAAATCCGCTATGTTTATCTACAATCGCGTCTCCATCATCACTAATAATACCATATTTTGCACATACTTCTGCTATTTTTTGTGTATAATCCGTTCCCAAAACAAAGGCTCGGGCCAACAAATAAAGTGAAAAAGGGAACAATTTGGTGTTAGACTCTTTACAATATTTCCAATTTGGATCTTCATTTTGTTGTTCTGTTAGCGGATCACGGCAATATTCGAGAACAAATTTACAAATATCCGCCTGTTTTTTAGAAAAGTCTTCCTGACCTAAAATAAGATCGCGCCATTTTAAATAAGGAGAATTCAATATTTCGTTTTGCGAAGCTAATTCTCCCAATGAATGGGCCAAACGCGAAGATTTCATCAACTGAATATCGCGCAAGTCATATTGCTTTTTTAAATGCTTTAAATGATAATTAATATTTTTTTCTAATTCTTTTTCTAATTCATCTACATTAATCGTGTATCGTTTATCGAATTCATCTAACATTTTCTTACGTACAATTTGTTTCATACGTTCTGTTGTTTCATCCTTTGTTTCACAAATAGAATTGTTTTTATTTTTATAACATCCTTCGGTTACATTACAGAAAAGAGAACTTGTATCTAAAAAAGATTCCTCATCAATATCATTGTCTTTTACCCAACTTCCTTTCATACGTCGGTAATATTGTATTCTTTTACGAATATCTGATTCTATTTCAATAGCTTCCTTCTCTTTTTCTGACAAGTCCTTTTCATCAATATCAGAAGGTAAACTAGGTCTTAATTCTAACAAGGCATAATCTCCATCTTTAACTTTTTTTCTACCAGCAATCAAGGTTTCGGCGAAATCCGCGGACTGATCTGGGGGACAATCGTGTTTATCTATCAAACTTTGTTGTAAAAATTCCATAAATAAATCCGGTAACATCTCCTTTTGCTGTTTATCATACTTTTTCATAATAGAATAGGGTGTATCATCCAGTTCTTTTTCAAAATAAATATCATCTTGTGTGTTCTCCTTTTGCATCTCTTTTACCGATGTGTACCGTTTTGCCAAATACTTGCGTGAACAATCCGTACCCTTTATTTTTTCATTTTCTGAAAGATCATCCAACTTAGGTTCAGCGAGAACATCCATCAGTTGATTCGGTGTCATTAATGAAATCATTATTGATGTAATAATGTTGGTATACAAACAACCATTGTCGATATTGTTCATATTGGTTAATTCTTCAGCAATAGAAAAAGGAATACGTTTCTTCTCTTTTGTCTTATCTAAGAATTCGTAAGCTTTATAAAAGGATTCAGAATATTGTTTGTTCTCAGAAACTAAACGCAATAGAGGATCTGGTAAAGGTAATATAGAGAACTTTGCATTTCTTAATGCACTATATTCACCTGAACGTTTTTCAATTTCTTGTTTTAGTTCTTCAATACGAGCTTTCATTACATATCGAATTTCCAAATATTGTTTATAGGTTATATCTGACGAATAAACTGTAAAAGGTTCTAACTGCTTAACTACATCTAAAAATGATAATTTGTCGTTTAAGTATTTACGAATTAAGCGGATTAAAAACCGTGTTTTTGGAATAATAACTTCTAAAAATTTGTTATATTTATCTTCCTCCATTATTTGTTCTCCAAGAAAAAATTCGTGAACATCTGAGAAAATACTTTTATTTGAATCTTTTTCTATTTTTTCATAGTTCATTTCACGTGTTAGATCATTTATTTTATGGGGTTGAATTTCTAATCGACGTTGTAAAAATCGGTAAAGCATAAAATGTTGATGACTTAGATTCGCGCGTTCTATTATATTAGTTCCTGGTAGATCTACTGCTGAGAAACGTATTACTGGTTCAGGCATCATTAACATAGAACGAATTGTCATAGAATCATCCGGTGTTATCTGTTTTCTTAAAAATATTGTTTTGTTTGTTTTGGTAGTTTGGTCTTCCAGACCAGAGAACCCTAGGTTATAACGTTGAATAATATATTGTCTCTTAGCAACACTAGCTTGTGCAAATACGGTGCTATAAAAGTCTTCCAAGTTTGACACGATACTATCTACATTAGATGCAATTGATAATGTATTTAAATATGTTTCTGGTGCAAATGGCTCTAAAAATGGTGTTAATTGGTCTTGAATATCTCCACATAGCGCATTATATTGTAATAAGGGGTCGGACGAATTGGCTTTATAATAATCCATCTGTTTTTTCTCTAATTGACGCAATGATTGACCCATATTTTCAATAACAGTCTCGTTATTGTCCAATGTAATTCCTATATCATATAGACGTTTACGATTAACAACTACAGGTATTAACCATCGAAGTTTGCAATCCATACGTACCAAATGTTCTACCAATGGTTTATGAGCCGCACCTAATATTTTTACATCATACGCATTATCATTTTTATCAAACTTGGAGAACATTAAACGTAACTGCTTATATCGCTCAATCAATAAATGTATGTTATCCAACACGCTTTTTGTACGTTGATTATTAGGAATAGTTGAAAGTAATTCGTCCATCATATCATTAACTTGAACATCAATTCCGAAACGTTGGTTCTCCTCTGGTATTTCTACTAACTGATAAATTTCTCCTAATTTTTCACCAAAAACAATTTCATTCGATGCTTCCATATACAAATCGTGCAATTGATCCCGTATATTACGCTCAGGAGCCATATCTTTTGGCATACTTATAATGGATTCACCAGATTCAGTATATTCTATAGAGGCTTCTTGACTATTATCTCCCTCTTCTAAAACAGATGTTGGATCTGATACACCACGTAACATTGCCAAAGTAGCTACTGTTACTGAAGCAGGCTTTTGCCTTATTAGTATTTGGTCAATAGGAATATTTTCAGGAATACCTTTATAGCCAAAATTGATGTAAATAGTACGCAATTCAGGGAAAGTAGTTATTTCAATCATATCACCTTCTAAATTAGTAACTTCACCTGTGATTATTGCCGGAATATCTCCTCCAAAATGAATATCGATCCAAGTACGGGGCAATAATCCGTTTTGACGCGCATAACCCTTTTCTTTACTACGACTTAAAATATTGATTTGAATGATGGATTCATCAGTAAATGTTCCGTCTTCATTAATAGTTAATTTAAAATGTTGGAAATTACTAACATTTACTAATTTTATTTGTTGATTATCAATATAGGTAATAATAGCAGCTGTCTCATCAATTTCTGGGTGAGTTGGTGCAATAATTTCAATAATATCACCAAATTCTAAATTTACGGAGGATTGAGAAGGTGATTCGTCAGGTCTTTGTTCTAATGATTCGGTAATTATTTCCTTTTCACTAGGCAATTCTTCTAATACTTCTTTTTCTTCTATAATTGGTTGTTCATTATTTTCATCTTCCTTTTGTTCCATAATATATATTACAATTTTAATATATATTATACTCAGAAAACCTCCTCATCATATGTATAGCGTAGATAATTTTGATAAATTTTGAATATATTTCATAGAATGTTGTTGGTTTAATTCGCTCATACTTTTTATCGGTGCTCGTATTTTATCAATACTATTCATTATTTCACTTGAATTTGCTAATACAGATATATCACTATTATAATCTTTTTCTAGAAAATATTGAATGTTACCACTATCAATAATCTCTTTATAAGGTTGATAAACGTATAAATTCCAACATTTAATAATTAATGTAGGATTTGCTTTCTTAACTGTTTCAAAAAATGCCTTAGATGTTAAAATCTCGTCATTATCTTCAATTATACTTGCCACATCGTCTAAGAAATCAAAAAAATACGTATTAAAACCTTTTAATATGGTTGATTTATCAGTCATTTTTCGGTATATTTATAACAAATTATATTTTTATATGTTTTATACCTTATATAAATGATTGTTTAGGTGCTATAGATGAAACTTCATCCATACGTTGTTGTTGTAAAGTATCAATTGTTACACTATTGGAGAGTTTATCTGGACGATACGTATCTGGTGGAGTAGGTATTAGCTTAATATCATCAGAAGCTGAAACATAATTATACATTTCTCTTCTTCCGCCCATACCTTTTGCACTTAATTCTTCAGGTGTAGCATTGTATGAAGTAAACTGTTCAGAAACAATATTTGTTCCACCAGAAGACATTCCTAAAGGAAATCCCATAGGTTCTCCAGCGCTACCTACAGCCTGATTCACCATTTCTTTCATTTGTGGATGAAAATGTTGAATTATTTCGTCACCCATTATTACTTTGTATTGTTTATTAATTAATAAAAGAGAAGGAACACTATGAATATTAGGTGGGAGAACCACTTTAGAACCGGTTTCTAATAAAACATAAACTTGTCCGCTTTTAGGATCTACGGTTCTCTTATCGATACAAATAAAATTAATTTTATCCTTCATATTTCCTTTCACTAAAGTTTGTAATATCTTTTGGCAATGTTTACAATAATTACTATAGTAGAGAATATCCATTATACTATAACAGAAAATATGAATTATATAAAGAGAACCTATGGTTCTCTCTTCTTAATAAAATTGGAAGAGTAATATAACAAGAAATTTTTATAAATGTCAGATCCACTTGGAATTGGAGAAGCTTTAAAAAATGCTTTTAAACCAGTTGGAGATGCAATATTAGGACCATTGCAACCTATGATAGATTTTTTCAAAAAACTTCCTAGTATTGGTGAACAAATTAAAAGTCGATTTGCTGATATTAAAAATGGATTTGATGATATTTTTGGAGGTATTGGCGATGAATTTAACGGATTAGGTGAAGGTCTTGAATTAGGTGTATCGGATATTGGTAAATTTTTAGAATTTATTTTTATATTTTTAGCTAGTTATTTAAGTTGTGGTATTTATTTTTTAACTAATCTAAAAGGTTGTATTTTTTATTATTTGGTAGAAGCATTCGGGCAAATTTTATATTTACCCGTCCGATTAATAATAGGTTTTTTTTTATTGTTTAAAATAAATTTACAACCTACTGTCGATAAAATATGGACTGGATTAGAAAAAGTTGATAAAGTTTTTTATAAATATGCTAAATTTCATATCATTCATTACCCTCACTCTGTTAGGCAACGATGTTACGTATGTAAAAGACTTAGAGTGGATTCAGGAGATTATCAGTCTATTATCACCAGACAAGGTAATGATGTTAAATATGATTTCTCTCCAGGTGGTGGAATCGCACAGAAGTTTACTGCTGGCACAAATAGAATTAATCATGGTGCAGACGAATTAAAACACGCATTCCGTGGACCTGATTAGAATTACCTATTTTTCATAGAATAGTCTGACTAATATGTATAATGGGTAAAAAATGTATACCTGGTGTCATATGTATTGAAAATATGACGCTTTTCTTTTTATTTGTTGTTCTCGTATTATTAGTATACTTCTATTATGTACATTTTGTTAAGAATAAGAACTATGACCGCAACAATAATAACACTAATGTTGTTATGTTAAGGCCCCCTACACAGGCACTAGGATATATGGGCTCTTTAGCTCCTATTTCAGCACGTCGGGATCCATTTAATGATCCATATGCCCCTCCTCTTCAAGATGCCGATGGTGTCATTTACCCCCGGAATTTTAGAGATATGCGTGGTCTTCCTGTCAATATTGAAACTCAGGGTTTAGCAACACAATATCAACAAATCGGCATATTAGAGAACGGGGGAAATCTTATTTTACCACTTATGGGTAGACGTTCAATGGTTGGACGTGATAAATGGCAATATTATAGTATTTCAAATACCGGAACATTAAATACCAAATTACCAGTAACATTTCAAGGTAGAAGTTGCACAAGTGAGAATGGTTGTGATAATATAAATGATGGTGATACGGTTTATGTAAAAGGATACAATGAATCATTTCGCGCTACCATTTATGAGAACAATTTGTTACAATATATTCCCTATTAGTATATTATACGAATAACATATTAATAATGTCGAATTTTACAAAAGCTGATATTGTATTAAAACCTACAGAATTTTTAAATTATTATTTAACAGGATTGCATTTTGGTGCTACTAATATTCAAACAATGGCAACAACTGGATATTATCAATTAAGCTACGATTCTACAACGTCATCTAATAGTTATCAAGCGACTTATTATAATCATCCAACTACAAATAGTAATGCACATTACAAACTAACGAATTTATATTTTTATCAATTGATACATAATAATATTACAGGTATAACCAATGGTACAGGTAGATTAGACAATATTATTGGAGAACTAGTATTGGAATTGAATAATTCGTCTGATTCAACTAAATTGTATTTGTGTTTTTTAATACAGTCTGTCACTAGTAAAGGTACCGATGATTATATAACAAAACAAGGGGGGTCCATATCTCAAATTTTTGATAATATAATTTCGGATCCAGATAATAAAGGTACAATATTTTACAAAAGTGATGTGAAAACTACTTCATCATCTACTGGTAAAGCAACTGGTTTATCAACAATAAGCCCTAGTTCTGACGGAACTATACCTAGACAGGATGGCACTGGTTGTATCATTTATAGTAATACTAAAAATAGTTCAAATAATACAGTTGTTGTATATTTAAAACCAATAACTGTTAGTAATCCAGGATTTATTAGTTTTATTAGTGGTAGTACCATAAAAGATACAACCACACTTTTTGATATTTATCCCCAACCTATAACTAGTAGTGGTGATTCACAAACAACGGCTAATAGTCAAATATTGTCAAATCCAAGTAACATGTCACCTAGTCAACAAAATTCAGTAAAAACAACAACTACTACTGATGGAAGCACTTCTACAGTAGACGAACAAATATATATTGATTGTAATCCGACTGCGGATTCAAATGGAGATGCAATATTAGATTCTGAATTAGCCTACAATATTCCATTAAATAGTACATTAATGCAGGATATACAACATTCTTCTATGGCACAATTATCCTCGAATTTTTTGTTTTTCGGATTTGTTGTTTTTGTTGCTTATATGGGAATACCTCGTTTCTATAATATGGCGATATGTGATAAAATGTCATCAAATGAAGATAAAATAAGTGCAAAAGCGTTTATTATGATGTATTTACTTATTATTTGTGTTGTATTATTCTATGAAGGTCAACAAAATGGAAATATGACGGAATTATTGGCTGGATCTGCATTTGTATTTTTTACAATTTTAACTTATATACTTATTTCTAACGAAGAAAATAGAGAAGGTGTAACTGGTAGTTTTAATTTACCTCAATTTATCGGATTTTTAACAGGCGTATTAAAACATCTCATTGGCCCGAATTGTTTACCAATGATTATTGTACTATGGATCATTTTATTGATAATATTAGTTTGTTTAGCATTCATACCGGGACAAAAAAGTAATTTGCCTAAGGATGATGTATATGTTGAAGGTGCTAGTATTACTAGGGATCAATTCCGCGATTATTTTTGTTGGATAGGACTCTTGGTAATACCCACAATTGTTGGAACAATGACTTGGATAACCAGTTAAGCAGGGAAACCTACGGATTAGCTTCGCTAAACCTGCGACCCCTTCCCTCACTTATAAATAATTATGTTACCTAATAAGATAATATAATTACACCTCTACCAAAATATTCTGAGATTATTTATGTGAAGGTTTTACGGGCACCAAAGGTGCCGTAAAACCTAGATCATCCTTAGATGTAGTGCTCGCAGACGATCGAAGATCGGTGAAATCGACGGATGATGATTCATCAATTAAATAATCCCATTACAGAGGAGGTTAAGGGAAAGGTTCGGAAAACCGTAGGTTTTCTGATTTAACGGTATAAAGATGCATCACCAACTTTATCAGCCACAGGCTTAAAAGAAGTAGAAATAAACATACCAGGATCACTCTTTCCAATAGGAGCCATTTGTTGAACAACTTCTTCTTCCAATGTTGTAACTTGAACAGGATTCATTGCTTTCATCTCCGAATCTTTGTTAGCTTGTGATGGAGTATGTTGAATGATAGTAACTGTTCCTGCTTTACTAGAACTACGGCGTAAAAGTTCGTATGCAACAAAGATATAAACTACTGCAACTATAGGATTCACATTAAAAAATAGATAAACAGTTATAACAAAAATAGTTAACATACCTAAAGATGAGTCTACTAAACCAGCGAAAAAATCAGGGGTTTGTATTGGTAATGCAATGTATAATACAAAAATGATTAGTAATGCCAACTCCAATTTTGATAATGATTGAAACAACTTCTTGAAATCCATATATTATAAGGTAGCATTATTATTTTATGGGGAACCTAAGGAGCAGGGAACCTACGGATTAGCTTCGCTAGACCTGCGACCCCTCCCTTACCTTAATGTGTATTAAAAATGAAAAATTATGTTACCTAATAAGATAACATAATTAAGGGAGGGGTCGCAGGTCTAGCGAAGCTAATCCGTAGGTTCCCTGCTCCGTAGGTTCTTGTAGAAAATTGAAAAAATCCTAAATCTAATAGTACAATACATAAAAGCCGGTATAACAATGAATCGCAAGAAATTCTTTTTTAAGAAACCCGTCAAAAAATCATCACCCAAGAATCTAATTTTTGAACCTTCTGATGAATACAAAGCTTGTATTTGTTCATTAGCCTATCTCGGTAAAAAGGGCTATACTATACCAAAATCCGCTTTAGAAAAACAAGATGAGGAATTTCTTCGCAAAGATTTGTTTGTTAAACCAGAGGTTCATGGGGTTAGTTATGGCGCGCCCGATGAAAATGCAGCTTTTCCTGTATTTCGCGAAAACAATAACAAAATCTATGTACCACGTTTTTATGGGATTCAACGTTATGGACCCCCTCACCGTTCCGAAATTCAGGACGGTGATGATATTGACGTAACATTTGATAAAACCTTGCGCGATTATCAGAATGATATTATTGATAAATATATGAATTATGTAAATCGCCCTATTTCTAGCCAACAAGATGCAGCGAAAGCATCTGGTGGAATTCTTGAAATATTCTGCGGCGCTGGAAAATGTTTAGGTAAAGATACAGAAATAATAATGTTTGATGGAACCATAAAGTTAGTGCAAGATATTGTTGTAGGTGATCAAATTATGGGTGATGATTCAACTCCTAGAAATGTATTGTCATTAGCGAGAGGACGTGAAATGATGTATAAAGTGCAAGAAAAAAAAGGTAATGGTTATATTGTAAATAAAAGTCATATTTTATCTTTAAGATGTGGAACAAAAATAAATAAAAACACACCTAAGGGAAAAATAATAGATATTTCTGTTAAGGATTATTTAAATTTACCAGATTCTTACCACGGAAGAGCAGGATCACTCTATGGATACAAAGTTCCTATTGAATTTCCAGAAAAAATGGTAAAACTAGATCCATATTTACTAGGATATTGGTTGGGAGATGGAAATTCTAGAGGAACTATGATTACTACTCAGGAATCAACTGTTATTAAATATATGGTTGATTGTTTTAAAATAAAACATACAACATTGTATTTAAAATATACTGGAGCTCAATATGATTATAGAATTAATTCAATTTGCAAGAAAAATGAAATGATGGATTTTCTAAGAGAAAATAATTTAATATTAAACAAACATATTCCATATCATTATAAGTGTAATAATAGAAAAACACAATTAGCTATATTAGCAGGGATAATTGATTCAGATGGATATTATAATAGTAATTGTTACGAAATTGTACAAAAAAATGAAAAGCTGTTAGATGATATAATATTTATAGCAAGGTCTTTAGGGTTTGCTGCTTATAAAAAAAAAATATTTAAAACGTGTACAAATGCATCAGGAGGACCTAAAACAGGAACATATTACAAAACAGTTATATACGGATCAGGACTAGAAGAATTACCAATACTTTGTGTTAGAAAAAAAGGAGTTGTGAGAAAACAAATTAAAAATGCATTAAATTATCGTATTAAATTAGAAAAACTAGTGAAGGATGATTATTATGGATTTGAAATTGATGGAAATCATCGATTTGTACTAGGTGATTTTACTGTAACTCATAATACTGTAATGGCTCTCAAGATAATTTCATTATTAAAGAAAAAAACACTCATCATTGTTCACAAAGAATTCTTGATGAACCAATGGATTGAACGTATTGAAGAATTCTTACCTGGAGCCATTGTAGGTAAAATTCAGGGACCTGTATTTGATGTAGAAGGTAAGGATATTGTTATTGGAATGGTGCAAACATTGTATGACAAAGAATATCCACCAGAAGCATTTTCTTGTTTTGGACTCACGATCATTGACGAAGTTCATCGTATTGGAAGCGAACAATTTTCTAAAACACTGTTTAAAACAATTACGCCCTTTATGTTGGGAATTTCTGCTACGGTTGATCGTAAAGACAATTTGACCAAAATACTTTATATGTTTATCGGCGAAAAAATATATAGTATTAAGCGTGATAGTGAAGATGCAGTATGTGTTCGTGGTATTAAATACATATCCAATGACCCAGAATTTAACGAAACCGAAATGGATTTTCGCGGATCACCTAAGTATAGCACAATGATTAGTAAATTATGTGAATTTGGACCACGTAGTGATTTCGTCGTAAGAGTTATCAAAGATCTTATTGATGAAAATTCTGAAAAACAAATTATGGTGCTTTGCCATAACCGATCCCTTCTTACTTATTTGTATAATTCAATTGTTCATAGGGGATTTGCTACTGTCGGTTATTATGTCGGTGGAATGAAACAAAAAAAACTGCAAGAAACCGAAGAGAAAAATATTGTATTAGCTACTTATGCTATGGCAGCAGAAGCTCTAGATATTAAAACACTTTCCACATTGGTAATGATCACACCTAAAACTGATATTACCCAGTCTGTTGGACGTATTTTGCGTATGAAACACGAGAATCCAATTATTGTCGATATTATTGATGCACACGATGTTTTTCAAAAACAATGGTTGCAGAGAAAACGCTACTATAAAAAATGCAATTATAGAATTTGGGAAACCGAATCTATTAAATATACAAATATGTCTGTCGAATGGTCAGAACCACGTAGTGGTTCAACAACTAAGTTAGAAGGTAGCAAAGCTACCGGAGAACTTTGGAATGATAAAAATATTCTATGGTCAGAGGGTCGAAGACCCTCAACATTGCGCAGCGATAACTCGTCAGGTAACGCAGTTACCGAAGGAGTTTGGAAAAAAACTTTTGAACCAAAAACTGGTGCAGTAGATTCATCATCTAAGGATGAAGAAACGAGTTTTGATGATTCTTTTCAAAATTCGTTTCAAGATAAATGTTTGTTAGACGTTTCTAGCTTATAAATTTAGAAAAAATAAAAACGTTTTTTAGAAGATTTCCTTGATTTTTTAGAACTCTTTGATTTCTTAGCAGTTTTACCTTTCTTACGACGTCTCTTTTTACCACCTTCTGTTTCTTCACTTTCCTCTTCTTCTTCTTCCTCTTTTCCACCCATTACTTTTTTATGACGTCTCTTTTTACCACCTTCTTGTTTTTCTTCTTTAGCGCCACCTTGACTTTCTTCTTCATCTTCCTCTTCTTCTTCCTCTTCTTCTTCCGAACCACCCTTCATTTTCTTAGTTCCTTTTTTTCCCTTTCGGCCACCTTTCTTGCTACGCATTTCACGTAGCTTCGCCATAAACATTTTAGCCTCTTTAGATCCTTTCTTAAAACGTTTTCCACCTTTTTGTGCAGCAACGCCAGCATTATTATCTGACGAAGTTGCTGCACTATTACCTCCAGTAGCAGATGCCGCCGTAGATGCCAATGATTTTCCGTCTTCGAAAGGAGTAAATCCAGAACCGGTTCCAGTAGCTGCAGCCATTTATCTATATATACTATTATTATATTTTAGTATCATCTATTACACCTTTTCTCATTTCAAACGCCTAAGAACGGCTTTGCCGTTCAAGGTTGAGACCCCGTAGGGGTCTCTGACCGATTTTCAACAGTCCTTCCTAATAACTGTTTTCGGGATTCTATTATTCGGCATCATACTTGCTTTGAAAATAAGGGTAAAGTCAATAGTAGGAATTTCACCTACGATGGTCCAACTTTTTCCACCTTCTAAAGAAGGTGGTGAAGGACGAAATGAGTAGCCATTTGTAATAAGGTATATTTGTCTTCGGGACTCACTTACTACGGCTGAAATTAGGAACACTAAGAAGCAACCTCATTCAAATTACTTATATTACCTTATTGGATTGCCTTTATATTGTTCTTATTTATATTTTGGAAAAATCGGTCAGAGACCCCGTAGGGGTCTAAACCTTGAACGGCTTTGCCGTTCTTAGGCGTTTGAAATGAGAAAAGGTGTAAAAGAATTATCTTCTATGATTTACATAATTTTCGTTACTACTAACAGTCAAATTAAATATATGAATAACTTTGGAACGAGAATCGACTAAACGTAAAGGAACCCATTTTTTGAATTTTGTATGAAACGCACATTCCATTAAAACCTTTTTGTTTAAATCAACATATTTATTATCTCTCATATCCTGAAAATTTTCTTCATCATCGCTTTCTTCAATATAATCTAAATTTTTGTTTTCACGAATATTTCTAAATAAACTATTCATAAAAACACTACTCTTATAACCTGATATATATGCTATCCCATAGTAAACCGGCTGGTTATTCTTTCCGTAAGCGTACAAATGATAAATATCATTTTGAACATCTGCCCTTACTTGAAACACCGTTTTTTGTTTGTATTGTGGTTTCGAGAAATCCAATCTTGGTAATTTAATTACGGTTTCTGTCATTGATGTTTGTTGGATTGCTGATTTGGTTTGTATTTTTTTACTAATATTTACATTCAAATACGGCATAACTTCAGAAGAAGATCTATACTGAATATGATGTACAGAATAAGCAATATTATTTTGTATTTGCACTGGAATATATGTTGGAAACTCCCACATCTTTTCATTTAATTCTACTTTCCACATTGTTGATGGTGCAATAACCATATGATCTTTAGATTGAAAATATTGTGTTGTTTTATTCATAAGCTGTTGTATAAATCCTAATCGTGATCCAAATGGCTCTGTTTTCATTGGTATTCCTTTGAAATATAAAATGTCTTCTACAATGAAGAAGTTCCTATTACTTTCATCAACCCATAACGTTCCATAAACGACTGTTCCTGTAGACAAATCACTGTCAAATACCATTGGTATTTTTTTGGCTTTTGATATTTTTTTCTCTCTATTAATATCAAGTAAATAACAGACATTATTATTTTCATAGTAAGTAAACCACAAATAACATTTTTTACCAATAGGAACTGCTACACAAATGTCATATTTGTTAGAAACTTTATTATGTGAAATGGTTTCATAAGAAAGTTCGAAATCAGGGAACCGTCTAATTAAATGGGAAAATTGCGAATAAGATAATTCCATAATTAGATACAATTATAATACCATTTTATCTCTATGTCAATTTTTTATTTATTATGTGCTACTGATAAATTCCGTTAATCGCATATCCATTTCTAATTTCTCTTCATTTGAAATAAATGGTTTATTATTGTTTTGCATTTCTGTCATAATCTTTTTATATTTCTGTATTTGAACATTGACTAAATCCTTTGTTTTTTTCGTACTATATGTGTCTTTTATGTATTTCCAAAAATAATGTCCACCATATATTACCAAAATAGATAGGATAACATTAATAAATATCCAAAATAACGTTGTTGATAACATAAATATATATGAAAAAAGATAAGTATTTATGATTTTTTGACGCTCATAGAGAACTTTTACGGGTTCCTTTGCGTTTCTTATTCTTACGGGTTTTCTTCGATCCTTTTGATCTACGTTTTCCACCTTGTTGTTTTTTACCAAAAGATAACCAAGAAGGAACCCAACTTTTATTATTAGCATAAGGAGTAGAAGCTCCTGTACTTGGTGCAGTACTACTTGGTGCAATACTACTTGGTGCAATACTACTTGGTGCAGTACTATTTGGTAGAGTAGAAGGTGTTGTTACTGCAAACTTTTTATCACAATTTGCAATACAACTCTCTTTAGTCTCTTTACTTGTCATAAAATCAAACATACCTCCACCTTTTTTATGACTTCTATTATTTACCATTTAAAATATAAAATATCAACAGATTTTTATATAACGCATAAAATTGAATTAAAAACAAACTATCATATCTATATCATCTAAATATGGCTCCTTTTACTATTCTCATTCTTGACAAATCCGGTAATATCAAAGAAACTCAATTAAAATCCTATGTTGAGGCTGACCTTTATAAAAAAGCCGGCTTTAAAACTGCGGATGATTTTAAATGTCAAGCCCAATGGAATATCGACGATTTACACGGTAAATCATTCTATATTTCTGTCTTTGGAAAAACCACTGGACGCGCAAATCAAGAAAACAAATATGATTTCCCTCCTCCTATTGATTCTACCCTAATGTTTGGAAATTGTGTTGTTATTAATAAAACTGTTACGGGAGAAGCAGCTAGTATCAGTGAAGACGAATGGGAAACAATTTATGATTATTTATTCGGTGGTTTTGAAGATATTGGAGATAAAGATAGTGATGAAGAAGATGATGAAGATGATGATCTTCCTCGTACGAAAGAAGGTTATGTTAAAGATGATTTTATTGTGGATGACGAAGATGAGGATGATTATGAAGAGGAAGAAGAGGAGGAAGAGGAGGAAGAAGAGGAAGACGAAGATTTTAAATCCAAATCAAAAAAAATAAAGGCGAAAATCATTGCAAAACCAACTGGTAAGGGAAAAAAATCCAAAGAACCAGAAAATATATTTGTTAAGACTGTCGAAACTCAGGAAAACTATTTAGACTGTACTAGTGAATTAAGCGAAGAAGAATATGTATAAATATAGGTTAAAACTCCATAAAATAATATACGCAATAAAATTATATGGAAGATATTACAATTGTTACTGCTTTTTTTGATATTGGTCGAGGTTTTTGGTCATCCAAATACAAAAGAACCACCAAATTTTATATACAATCCTTTTTAAACTATTTAGATTATCCTTACAAAATCGTTTGCTATATTGATGACCGGTGTATCGATTATATATTGGAGCATTATACTCGTAGTCCACATAGATGTGTTACCTTTATTCCTATCAACCGAAAATGGTTAGAAAACAATATTCACGCTTGGAAACAATTACCCAAAGACACAGAAATAATGAAAAGTAATATCTATAAAGAATATTTAAATAATCGTTTAAAAATTATGTATCCTAATGAGGTTAACAAATGTAAAGCTTCTGTCAAAATGTTTCCTGAAAATGAGATACCAGAATATAACGCTATTAACCACGCCAAAATCGATTTTATTAATCACGCTATGCAAAATGGTTATATTAATACCTCTGTTACTTGTTGGAGTGATTTTGGATATTTCGGTACCCAACATCAAAACGATAAATCCACTTTTCCAAAGGAAACTTTGGATAGAAACAGGTTCTCCAATGACCGAATTACTTTTTTTCTTCAAAAAGAAATTGTAGAACAAGATATTGATCCTCTTTACATATTGGTATGTGCTCCCGAAATGTTTACTGGAACCTTTTGGGGAGGTCCAACGAATTTAATGCCAAGTTTTCAGGCACTTTATCACGAATGTGTAGAAGAATTATATAGTGTGAATATCTCTGACGATGATCAACATATTTATTTACGTTGTTGTTTAAAAAATGCGGATTTATTTGATTTAAAGTTGAATGCTACGGGTGAATGGCCAAAGGGGCTTCTTTTTTTCGAAAAAAAAAGCTAAGAATACGGAAAATTGATTTAAAAACAAAACAATTTATACATCAAATCATAGTAAGAGTGATGTATAAAATTTCAAACCCTGAATCTTTCCGTCAAAATGTGGTATCAAAATTTCTTGTTATTCTAGGTGATGAACGTACCACAACCAATCTAGAAAAAGGTGTTTACAATTATACTATTAAGGAAGCAGGTAACCGAAAAATCATTAAAAAATGGGATAATCCACATTTTACGCAAATTTATACAGATCGTTTGCGTAGTATTTATATCAATCTTAAAGACCACGATCTATTACAACAAATAAAAAGTGGTGAAATTACTCCACAAAATCTCGCATTTATGACCCATCAAGAGATGAACCCACAAGCTTGGCATAAATTAATCGATGAAAAAATTAAACGAGATGCTAATAAATATTCTAATAATACTCAGGCATCGACTGATATGTTTACTTGCAAGAAATGCCGTGGTAAGCGATGTACATATTACGAATTACAGACTAGATCAGCAGATGAGCCAGCTACTATCTTTGTTACGTGTTTGGATTGTGGTAAGAATTGGAAAACCTAAAGTACTTCCATTCTCCGTCGATAGCCATTTCAGGGCTATCTATGGAGAATCTAGGTTTTGTTCCGCCTTCGGCTCTACAAAACCTCTAAATCTTCTAATTTCCAATATTCCACTGCACCATTCGGTAAGGGTCGCTTTATAATAAATGGTATTTTTTTTTGTTCAAATTCTTTAAGAGCAATAACATATCCATCAATCATATCAGCATCAACTTCTATCATCGCTATTGCACCAGCATTCAATTGCGTCGCTCTTTCTCCTAAAATGCGTGTTTTCTCATATTTTGTAAGAAATGGCAATGTTTTATGCAAAGGATCAATAACCGTCCCCATATTATCACGAACAACTCGACTTAACACATCAATTTCATCATAATTATGAGTTTTCAATTCAGGATGAAAATCTGAGATAATCCGTTGTTTGATAGAATCATCAAATTTTTGTAAATAATCGGGGTCATTGTCTTCCTCCTCATCATCATCATCTGGTTGTAAAAATGCGGATGCTTGTTTTAAATTTGGTTCTATTTCATTTACGGATTCATCATCCTCTTGATCACTTTCTTCATCAGAAACTATGCTACTCTCATCCTCTGTTTCAGATCCTTCCTTTTCTACTTTTTCTTCCACTGCGGATACGATAGATTCATCAGATTTGACAGATTCAACTTCTTCCTTTTCTTCAAACATCTTAGTGAGTTATATAATAATAAGAAAAATAGTCTTATATTTATATTTATATTAGTTTATTCAATTTTTTGAGGGTCGCAGGGAACCTACGGTTTCCTCAATCGCCCGAAGGGCGATCCAGGTTACGGGCTTCGCCCGCTGACCCTGCTATGGCTTCGCCAAAACCCTCCCTTATTGGAATGGCTTTTAATAATAAATAATTATGTTACCTTATATGGAAATATAATTGAGGGAGGGATCATAAGGGAACCTACGGTTCCCTTATTTAGTTGGTCTTCCAAGTTGTATCACACTCTACACAAATATACAAATACTTCAAATTGTTATCATCATACCGAACATAAATAACTTCTGCTGTCTTGTCTTCCTTATTAAACTTACATTCAGGGTTAGGACACTTTAAATTACGGATTCTTGGTAAAGTCGGATCCAACTTGGTGTACTCGTTAATAATATGATTGAATTTTTGTTCTCCTTTTTTCAATTGGGCATTAAGAACACACACTCCTTCCTCCGTAATTGTTTCATCTTTATGACGACAATTCCTGCAATAGTAAATAAGCTGGTTTGCATCATCTACACTGATACCAATATAGTACATATTATCACATTTACTGCAAAATTTCATTTCTCTAATATATTGTGAAAAGATTTATTTATGTTTTTTTGAATCAATTTTTTATTATTTACTTTTTTATTTTTCTAATAAAAATAAAATAATCGTAGGGGGTACCCTACGATTTCAAAAATGCAAGAAAACGTGTGAGAAAGTCGACCGAGGTTTTTGAAAATGGACAAAAATAAATGTCCAAAAAAATGTCCAGGTCCAAAGAGTTGAATTGAGCATTCCGCAAAAACTATGAGTGTTACCATTCTGCAGTAAAAATGATAATAATAATATTGGGTTGTTAGCATAAGTATTTTTGGACAAAATGATTTAGAGCCTTTTTTATGTTACTATATAGTAACAAAATGGCAACAGAAAAAGGACAAAAAAGGACAAAAAATTATACTGAGTATAAATGCGAAAATTGTTGCTTCATTACAAGTAATAAAAGTAAATATGATCGTCATATTTTAACTGATAAACATAAGAAAAATGAAAATGTAACAACCAGTAACGAAAAAAGTCAAGAAAAGTCATTACCAATATGCTGTGAAAAATGTGATAAAATATATAAATCTAGAGTCGGATTATGGAGACACTTAAAAGTATGTAACCAAGAAAAAAAACTTATTTTTGTTACCAAAGAGATACCAATAAACGAAAACACTGTTAAAAATACATTAGATGCTGATATGTTTATGGAACTAATAAATCGGAATAAAGAATTGCAAAATATGTTAGCACAACAAACAGAATTAGTTAATAAATTAATAGAAAGAGAACCTACTAATAATAATACCATTAATGGTAATGTTACCAATAACAATCAGAAGTTTAATTTAAATTTCTTTTTACACCCTTGAAGATTCAAAATGGGACTATTTTGGTAAATAAGTAATTACTTTTCTGCCTCTAAAATTATAATCATATTCTACAGGTTTTTTTAAATAGAAATATAAATAAACTTTTATTGTGAGAAGTTCATTAACACGTAAAAAATAACAATGATTAATTTTGTGATAGATGCTATTGGCGTTGTAAAATTTACGTGGTATTTTGAGTAACAATTCGTATCGTTTATCTGTTTTTAAAATTTGTCCCATATATTTACCGTTTCTGAGTTTAATATTTTCATTGTAAGACAAAATATGATGAACAATATCCAAAGGTAATGATGAAAGTGACATTGCTAATAATTTATACACGAATAATATTTATATTATTTTGTTCCATTTAAAATGTTCAAGGATGTAAATGAAACTTGTAAAGATGCGATGACTATTCAAGAATTCTTAGATGGTATTCGTATTACCTTTGAAGATCTTCTGCTAATAGGTAATACCGGATTTGTGAATGGTGTCTCTGACATTCTTATCAAACAATTACGGGATATTGACGTGAGTAAGCGTCCGATCCACTGCACGGATTCCAAACGTGATACCATTTATTTAAAGGAAAATGCAGCTTGGAACAAGGATGACAAAGACAAAACTAGATTAAAACAAATCCTAGAAAAGATCGAATATAGGAATGTAGTTGCACTCCGTGATTGGTGCAATGAGAACCCGGATGCCAGAGTAAATAATACTCCGAATAACTTGTTAAAAGACAAAATTTATTTACAAACACTGCAGGGAGACGACAAAACCCGTGATAAAATCATCAAAAACATTTCCAAAGAGGTAATGGTTGAAAAGGAATAATTTCTTTAAGTACCTTTTCTAATTTATTGTATTAGTAAAAAAACGTGTGAGAAAGTCGACCGAGGTTTTTGAAAATGGACAAAAATAAATGTCCAAAAAAATGTCCAAGCCCAAAGAGTTGTAATGAGCATTTTGCAAAAACTATGCTTTTCCAAATTTGTAATCATTATGGTAACAATATTTTATAAGAAAAATCAGACGACTGCATAAGAATTTTACAAATTTTTTGATTTTGAAAGGGTTTAGAACTTTATTTGTAAGGTATTATTATACAAATGCTTACAGATAAAGTTCAGATAAAGTTCCAAAAATTTTTATGTGAAAAATGTAACTATATATCAAGCAGAGAAAGTCAATATTCGAGACATTGTTTGACAGCAAAACATAAAAATCTTACGAAATCTTACGAAAACGTTCAGGAAAGTTCCGCTGCATTTATATGTAATAAATGTAATAAAAATTATAAATCCCGAATGGGATTATGGCAACATTCTAAGAAATGTCTCATAGAACCTTCACCTGAATTAGCTGTTACTGAGAACCCAGTAAGCCCTCCAATATTAGATGCTGATATGTTTATGGAACTAATAAAACAGAATAAAGAATTGCAAAATATGTTAACACAACAAGCTAAAGATCATACAGAATTAGTTAATAAATTAATCGAAAGAGAACCTGCTAATAATAATACCATTAATGGTAATGTTACTACTAATAACAATAACCAAAAATTCAATTTAAATTTCTTTTTAAATGAAACCTGCAAGGATGCAATGACCATCCAAGAATTCTTAGATAGCATCCGAATTACCTTTGAAGATCTCCTATTAATTGGAAATACCGGATTTGTCAATGGTGTATCCGATATCCTTATCAAACAATTACGTGATATGGATATAAATAAACGTCCGATTCACTGCACCGATTCCAAACGAGATACCATTTATTTGAAGGAAAATGCAGCTTGGAATAAGGATGACAAAGACAAAACTAGATTAAAACAGATCCTAGAAAAAATCGAATATAGGAATGTGGTAGCACTCCGCGATTGGTGCAATGAGTACCCGGATGCCAAGGTAAATAATACCCCGAACAATATATTAAAAGACAAAATTTATTTACAAACACTGCAGGGAGATGATAAAACCCGTGATAAAATAATAAAAAACATATCCAAAGAAGTAATGGTGGATAAAGATAATTAAATCAGGGAACCTATCATCCGTCGATATTGCACAGCAATCCGATCGAAGATCGTCTGCGTGCACAACATCTAAGGATGATCTAGGTTTTACGGCACCTTTGGTCAGCGAGCTTCGCCAAGGGATTCGCTTCGCGAATTCCTAAGAACGCCTATGGCGTTCAAGGTTGAAGACCTACGGTCTTCTGACCAGGTTGGCACCTTCGGAAAGAGACCCCATAGGGGTCTCTACCCTTGTGGTGCCTGACTCGCAACTTGCACCCTTCGGGTGCTGAGTGCCTGTAAAACCTTCACAGTAGATGGAAATCGACAGATAATGGAACTAAAACGTCCAGTTCCCTGAAAAATTGAATCCAGGAAACGAGATAAAAATATAACAACAATATATCCAAAGGAATGGAGAGTCAACATTCCACTGCAACTATGCCCGATAATTTAAAAAATACATCAATGATAAAATACAGAGATGCTTTTGATTTCTTAATAAAGCATACACATCAAAAGAATCCGAATTCTACCAATCCAAAACCGGTAACAAATACGCGGATAGGAGACCAAAAGATGAATATTCACGGTGGATCATACCATATTGACGAGACCGAATATGATACGTTTCTCAATCTTTATGCAGAAGAGGTTCTTGTAAAGAAGAAGAAGGAATATTTGACGGAAATGCAGTTAGAAAATGGTGGTCCAATTTTGGTAGATTTAGATTTTCGTTACGATTACGAAATTGATGAAAAATTGCATATTTATGATGAAATTGTAGAATTGATCGGAGGATATTTAGACGAATTAAAAAACATATTTCAGCTGGATGACAGTGTGAATTTTCCTATATTTGTATTTGAAAAACCCACGGTAAACCGTATTGATGATAAAGCAAAAAATAAACAAATAACTAAAGATGGAATCCATATGATAATAGGTCTGCAAGCAGATAATGTAACGCAACTTATGCTAAGAGAAAAAATAATGGAAAAGGCATCCGAAATTTGGAAAAATTTACCACTTAAAAACAGCTGGGAAGATGTGTTTGATAAAGGAATTAGTACAGGTAAGACACCGTGGCAGTTGTATGGATCAAGAAAACCAGGTAATGATCGTTATCAATTGACACACGTATTCAATGTAAAATGGGATACAGAGGAATCCGAATTTATGTATCCAGAAATGCCACTGTCATCATTTGATCCTGTAAAAAACATAGCAAAGTTGTCAGTTAGATACAAAGATCATTTACAACTTTTTATGAAAAACTGTTTTATCCAAGAGTATGAGAAATATAAAGTAGCCAACCGTCTGGGAGGACCATCTGACAACAGTAATTCGAAAACGTTAACTGCTATTGCTCGAAATGCTCATTTAGATATTTATAACGACGACTTCTTAAACCCTATAAATATTGCGAAAATCAAATCAAAACAAGAGCTAGATAAATTTGTAAATAATTTCTTAGATAGTATCCAAATTTCGGATTATAATTTGCGCGAGACACACGAGTATGCAATGATTTTACCGGTAACTTATTACGGATCAGGTAGTTATGATAAATGGATACGTGTAGGGTGGGTGCTCCGTAACACAGACAATCGTTTATTGATAACGTGGATAGCTTTTAGTGCCCAATCACCGACATTTCATTATTCGAGTGATATTCCGGATCTATGCGAACGGTGGAGAAATTTTGATTTGAAAAAGCACAATGGATTGTCAAAAAGGTCACTTATCAATTGGACAAAGACGGATGTTTATCAAGCGTATGAAAATGTACGTAATAAAACAATTGATTATTTCTTAGAACAGACGATTCGAATAAACAATATAAGTGGTGGAAAGGGGGACGATAGATCAGGTTGTGGTGATACAGACATTGCCAAGGTGGTTTATGAGGTGTATAAACATCGATTTGTATGTGTTAGTATTAAAGGCAATGATTGGTACGAGTATAAAAATCATCGTTGGCATAAGATCGATTCAGGAACTACACTTCGTAGAACACTTTCGGAACAGGTTCGTGATTTGTACAATCAGAAGGGTGGTGGATCAATGGATACGATGATTGTAGGCGGTGAATGCAAAGAGAATATGGATGATATTAATAAACGTAAATCAATGCGTATTATTAATATTGTATCGAGATTATCTGATTGTAATGGTAAGGATAAGATTATGAAGGAAGCCAAGGAGTTGTTTTATGACGAAACGTTTTTGAACAAGCTAGACACCAACCCTTATTTGCTGTGTTATAAAAATGGTGTTATTGATTTTAAGGAAAAAGTATTCAGAAAGGGTCATCCAGAAGATAATGTGTCGATGTGTACAAATATTGACTACAATCCGCTAGACTTCACGAAACATAAGACATTGATAGATGAGATTAATGATTTTATGAACAAACTATTCCCAGAAAAGGAATTATACGAGTATATGTGGGATCATTTGGCATCAACTCTGATCGGCACGTCGACCAACCAAACATTTAATATGTATATTGGTATTGGTCAGAATGGTAAATCGGTGTTGGTAAATTTGATGGAAATGTGTTTGGGTGACTATAAAGGTGATGTCCCACTCACATTGGTAACCGAAAAGCGAGGAAAGGTAGGTGGACTCACACCTGAGATTGTAGAATTAAAAGGAATTCGTTATGCAGTAATGCAGGAACCGAGTAAAGGTGACAAAATTAATGAAGGTATTATGAAAGCTCTTACAAGTGGTAAAGATAGATTGCAAGGTCGCGCACCTTATATGCCCCAGACCATTACATTCTTACCACAGTTTAAATTGGTAGTAACCTGTAATGTATTAATGGAAATTAAGAGTAATGATCATGGTACTTGGAGACGTATTAGAGCCGTTCCATTTAAATCGCTTTTTACAAAAAATCCAGTAGGTGGAGACAAAGATAAACCATTTCAATATTTGCTGGACGAATATATTGACGAGAAATTTGATTCTTGGAAAGAGGTATTTGCAGCGATGTTGGTAGAACGAGCCTTTAAAACGAATGGTTTAGTGAAAGATTGTTCGGTTGTGATGGAAAAGTCGAACGAGTATCGTCAGAGCCAGGATTACATTTCAGAATTCGTTGGTGATCGTATCATTCGGGATCCGAATGGGAAGATCAAAAAGATGGAACTTAATAGCGAATTTACGATTTGGCATGGAGCCAATTATGGTGGGCGCGCCCCAGGTCCGAAAGATTTACACGAATTTATGGATAAGGAATATGGTAGACAAAAGAATCAGTGTTGGATGGGCTGCAAGATCAAGTATGAGAATTTTGAAGAAGCTGATTATAATAATTATACGGTGGAAGATGAAGATGTAGAAATTGGAGAAAATGAATTGTAAAAATATAGGTGGAATAATATAATAGGAAATTAATGCCAGGAGGAAGAGGAGGATCATCATCATCAGCATCAAAAGCGTCACCACCACCACCACCACCACTTTTGGAGACAATTAATATAAATATTTCTTCAAGTGGTTCTAAAGCAATTACTGATGCAAATACAATATTATGGGATACAAAATGGACCGATTCAATGAGTAAAATAGAAGGGGATTCAGAACCATATGGGCACGATTGTGGAACTGTACCTGGTAACCCAAATAAAAGCAAGGATTCTGACGCAGTAGATAAATTACATTCATTAAGAGACAATGCGAATAGCGTGAGAAACAAGTTTACAGATTTTGTGAATAGTATTTATACAGATAAAAATAATGGTTGTTATAAAGAATTAAATAGAGTGATAGATGGTTTGAACATAACAGCAAATCCATTTCCGAATAAAGCAGGATTGTCGAATATAGCAGGATCCAAAATATTATTAACTAAATCACAAGTTGATGCACGAACAGCAACAGAAAGTAACACTATAAAATCGGATATTGAGGGAAAAGTAAATACCGAAAATATACGAACAGCAACAGAAAAAGCACGAACCGCAACAGAAATTAAGAGAAAAACCGATTTAGATAATAGTCAATACACTATAAAGCAAGAGTTTGCAGCAAAAACAACAGATTTAAATAGTAGAATAAGTAATTTGGATGGTAAAATTACGGACGCTGGAAATGTAAAAGCTGACCGAAATGCAAAAGTGACTACATTATTAGGAATAGAAACGAACGTTAACACCCAAAGAAATATGTCAAATGATGTATCAACATCTCTTTCAAGTGCAGCTGCAGTAAATACACAACAGTTAGCATATTTAACAGATAGAATAACAAACACCCAAGGAATTGCTGTAGACGGTTATGAAGAGTTATATAAGGCAGTTATTTTACAAAACGATTTACTAGAAGTAGCTAAATCTGAAATGGACAATAATATTTCGACAACACAACGTGAATCAAAGTTTGTTTCAAAAAAAAGAACATTTATTTATGATATTTATATTAAATTATATACTGTTTATTATATTTTGATCATCTTTTTTATAGGATTTTTAATCTTTTATAAAAAATTATGGTCTATTTATTATAAAATTGCACTAATTATTGCAGGAATAATTTACCCATTATGTATTCTTACTTTTGAAAGCTGGGTATATAATTGTTGGTTATACGTTTTATCTTTATTAACCGGATCAGTATATGTTTATAGACCATTATAACTTAGAAAGTAACAATGTGAAAAATTTATAAATAAAATTTTGTAAACGAATAATAAATAATGGATAAAGAATAAGCAGGATGGCAAAAACACGAAAGAACGTTAATTTAATTAGTAAAGATGTACTATTAAACTTCAATACCACAATAACTAATGCAATAATCATAATATAATAAAAATAAAAAAGGAAAGTATTAATATTTTTATAGAATTGTATACGATTATTTTGGTAATTATTAATACTAAATTGATTAGTATGATTGTCAAATCGTTGTTTTATACCATCTCCAACAGAGACATTTTCATAGTAAACAGAACGATATAATTGCTTGTAAGCGTCTATAACAAGATATTCCAAGTAGGCAATAGAAAAACTAGCTTGTTGTATATCAGTTTTTTTATTATTACTTAATATAGCTGCCTTATCATTATTTTTTACAATTTCTTTAATCTCCTCATATTTTCCTTCAATATTAGTAATTTTTGGTCTAATAGTATTTACTTCAATATTAGTAATATCTGTGGATAAACCGTTTAAAATACCTGTCTTATTAGTTATATTAGTACGTAATGCTACAATATTACCACTTAATTGTCCTTGTTCAATAATATAATTTGTTTCGAGTGTATCATTACTTGTTTTAAGTGTATCATTAGTTGTTTTCAGTGTATCATTAGTTGTTTTCAATATTTTGTAGGCGTCTTCAGCTGCTTTATTTTTTTTAATCAAATCTAATAAAGTTACATTATTGGCGTAATTACCAATGTCGTCACGGGCTGCAGCTATGAGTTGCTTTGTATTACTATTTATTATTCTAATTTCATCACGTATATCATCCATAGTTCCACCTTGGTTCGTAGTAGCACATCCTGACGATGAAGAATTTCCCATTTTAATATATGAATAAATACTTATATTATTCATATATTTTTTCCCTGCTTATACAGGAGTATACCCGTCAAATTCGTTGGGAGAATTTGGCATAACTGACATACGACCTGAAAAATCTCCTACATCATATGATTGTTGAATAGTAGAAAACAATGCAACACTATTACCAATACATCGGACATTACCAGTATCCCAATGGGTACCTATATCACAACAAGAACTGCCTATACACTGATTCAAGTTAATACCTCCTAATAAATTCTGTATATCGGATGAACCGGTAGATACAACTGTATTTCCACCGGTTCCAGGAGATTGTAAATATAATTCGTCAAAATAAGTAGGGCTTCGTTTAAGCATACTAATTGTCATAAAATAAACAATAAAAATACCTGCAGAAATAATAATAATTGATAGGATTTCAAAAACGAAAGAGGGTACGAAAGGAAATTTTTTACTCAAAAAGGTAACAAAAATAAATATAACTAAGGTAACAATAATAACCATAATAATTTTCATCATCTGATGATATTTGCGGCGATAACTCTCATTTAATTGAACAGCACGTTGTTTTCCGGTATATGCATTATCAATATCTTCCTTTTTTTTATTTAATCTATCTTCTTCTTGATTAATAATTTGAATCATATCGCCTTGTTTTTCTAGAACCCCTTCTGCACTTATCGTACTGCTTCCAAAATTAGAATATAAATCATTAAGATTACTGGAAATAGACTGTACTATGGATTGTGATGCAGGATCTGTATTTCCTGCCAAATTACCTACCATATCTTTTTGCAAATTAAAAACACCACTAATATCTACATAAGATGGTGGTAAATTAGACATTATAACAAAAAAGTATATGTTATAATGACACATTATTTCGATACGAGTATTAATGCTAAAACTAAAGTAGTAATGGTGATAGTGGACAAAATAAAAATATTATTTTGTTGCATAATAATCTCTTTATTATCAGAAATTAAACCATCCAATTGGGTAGGAGGTTTATTAAAATTATTACCACTCATATCATATTTATCATTCGGATCCTGCAACATTTTAAAATAATTATTACTAAAATCGTAAATATTCTGACTTAAATCGTAGACATTATTATTAATTTGCGTTTGTTTGTAAAGGAAATCATCATAAATAGAAATTGTGGGTGTAATTTGACGATTAATAACGTCATTACTATTAGTGGTTCCATTAGGGTATTGAACAAATCCGTGAGAATCAAAGTTCTCCAAAATACTGTAGGGTGCAAGGTTAGATAATGGATCGGGTATATTTCTAGCTTGATTTAAATTGGTCAATTGTTCGACATAGGTTCTTTTTAATTTGGAATCTACATCTTTACTAAAATCATCCCCAAAATTAGAGGACATTCCTGTTACATATAGATTAGAAAAAGGTTCCAATGTTTTAATGTTAGGTGAAATATTTTGGACAAATCCGTAAAGCCCCCAAGTAGTTATAGAGACATTGCTATTTCCCGGAAATAATTCTGTAATTATTAAACGGTAAAAGGTATAACGATTTACTGTATTCAATTCAAAATTGTATGTATTATTCTCGTGGTTAATACCTTTCATATTATTAAGACTGGCTCTGGCAGCATCAGTAGCAGTGAGATTGATATCAGGCGGTTCGATATAGGTTTGTTGATCTATATGAAACCATTTATTCCCGTCATTTGATCCTACAACAGTAAATGATTTTGGAAAAGAAGATGTGTATTTTGCATTAGGTGGTAATGGTGCAGGATAAATATATGTAGAATCAGCGGTACGACTAGAAGGATAATCTTCTGAAAGCGAAACAGGAGAAGGAACGCGGATGCTGTATCTAAATAGATAGAGAGGTTTATCTTTTGGAAGGCTAATTTGCAACCATTCGCCTTTAATAGCAGTAGACGGATAGTTTTTTGATTGAATTTTTTCTTGATTTACAGTTGTTACGTTATTACCAATATAATAAGACGACGTATAATCTGTTACTTTATATGTATTGTCAGATTTCCAAATTCCATCGTTTGTAAATGCTTTATATGCTTTATATTCATCAGTTAGAGGATTTAGATTAGATGAACTCGTTATATTATAGTCACCTTTAAAATTGTATTCTTTGAAAGTGTCATTGCTATTGTAAAACGGAGTACTTATAGTAAAACTATTTTGAATTATTTTTTTATCATTAGGAAAAGGGACAATCTGTATAGGAACTAAGCTTTTTTCGTCTTCGGTAACAGCTTGACCTGAAAAAGTTGGTTTAACATATATATTACTTTTATATGTAATAAGATCTTGGGTTTTTACGGATTTTGAAGGAATATTTGATTTATAGGAATTCAACCAAGGTTTATGAATATTTTCTTCATTACCTTTAATCGTATCATAATAATTTTTACTGGTTGATTCGATTGATCCGGTAGGATCTGATGTTATATACTTAGTTTCTAAATCTGTTTGTCTTTTTTGTATAGGATCAACTGGTACAACAGCGGTAATAGTAGATACTGATGGCGTTAATTGTGGTTGATTTGGTTGTTGTTGTTGTTGTTGTTGCATAGTTCTTTGCAGGAATATTGGTAGATTTTGATATGAATTATGTTGTTGATTATTATTCGAAGGATAATAATTACCAAACATATGATTATTATATTAATATATTTTTAATGTTTACTTGTAATTAAAGTATATATAAATGTTCCTGCTAAAATGATTAGTATTGAACCAATAAATATTTTATCATCTTCATAATAATGGTCTGTTTCTAATACAGCATCATTAGTTATTAATAAGGGATAATAAGATCCAAAATCCTCCGAACGCAAAGCGCTCTGCATATTTAGTTGTTGGAGGATTGCATCCCCCTGACCATATCCATAATTTTGTGAAGAATTTATTCCAATAATCCCTCTCATATGAGCTTTGTTTTTGGAACTAGATAAGTGGAGGTTTTGTAGAGCCGCAGGCGGAACAAAACCTAGACTACTGTCTCTTCCTCCGGTCATCGGCTCAGAAATAAAGAATTTGGAGAAATTACTAGAAAAGGTGTTTAAAGAAGGAAAGGGTCCATAAAACTGTGGGTTAATAGGTTCTTCGATTATTTGATTTCCCGTAAATGATTCTATTGGATATATTCCAGATAGGTTAAATTGATTAATCTTTACTATAGTATTGTTATTGGGCAATTTATTTATAATAAGACGGAAATAACTATAAGGTGTTGTATTCGAAACAGTAAAGAGGATAGGCTTTCGATCTTTACAATCGTAAATATTATTATTAACATCTTGAGAATCAATATAGTTCCATGTTATACCATCTTCTGAACCAGCTAATGTAAATTTTTGGGGGAAGAAATTTACAGTGTCTTGTTGTGAAGGAGCTAAAATACTGTACAATGTTAATAAAATTGGTGTAGGAAGTTGTATTTGTATCCATTCACCACTAGAAATATTATTGCTGTTTGTGCTTTTGATATTCGTTGAAAAATAATAGCCATTGCTTCTACCACCACCTTGATAGGTACCATCGCTACTAAGGTAAGGAGTTTGTGTATACGGATTAGGAACTTTTGGTCTGGTAATTGTTGGCTTAGGATTGTTAGAATTAGGATAAGTATTTGATTGCCAAAAAATGGTATTATCTGTACTTCCATTAAAAGCTTTAAATGGTTTAAATTCATCCGAAAAAAAGGAGGATGAGGATGCTGTAAATGCAATAGATTTTTGGTCTTTATTAATTGTTTTTGTATTATCTGTAAATTTTTCTCCTGTTTTAATAGGAATAAATTGGGTAAGTTCCATTGATATAATATAATAGTATTGTATATTGTATTATAATTTTGTAAATGTATAATAGATAACTCCTGAGGCAATAATCGTAAGTAATATACCAGAGTATACGGTAGAATCATAATTGTATTTAAAATCTAAACTTTTCGATCCGGGAATATCATACAATTCTTTCAACTTTGCATCTAAATCAGTACGTTTTTTTGTAACATTGCCATAGTCTTGAATTATTTTATCGTGATTATCATTGGTAGTAAGAGAACCTTTTGGTGGACTGGCTCCGTAACTGATTGAACTAAATGGATTACTATTTTTTAAAGCAGATATAGTTGAATCAACAGTAGTTAAATTGGTGTATAGAGTGGAGCAAGTGGATGATTCAGGGGTTTTTGCATTATTACCTGTACATTGGGAAATATATGAAATATAATTTTTGTTAAAATTATATAATCTTGTATTTTGTTCATCAGCAGCATTATTTAATGCATTATTTACAGTATTATCAGCCATTACTATTATGTAAATATATATATTTTTAAGAGTCAGACATAGTCAAATATACTAAAACACCAATACCTATCCCTAAATTAATAGTTTTCAATAAAGAATTATCGTAACTAATATTGTCATCAGAATTTTTCTCTTTATCTACATAAAGATCATTTTTTTTATCATCTTCAATAGAATTTACTAATTTTTTGTTTTTACACATTTGTTGTCCGAGACAATTGAAACTAGTATCTTTAAAGTGGGCGTGATCGCATAAAAAAACCTTAGAATTCAAATTGGTACAATTATCATTAGTAGGTGAAAATGGTGCATTAACACTCAATGCGTCTGCATAAAAAAAATTATTAGGGTTAAAATCAATATAGGTACTGGTCATAGGACGTTTATATATCTATGATCTTTTTTTTTGCATATCTTGTAACATGTAAATGACAAAAAATATAAAACCGATTCCTATAATTAAATTCATCGTATTTAATAGAGTATTCTTAAGATCGTCATTACTGTTAAAATTTTTTTCGATAGAATCAGCATATTTATTATCATTTGAACCAACACCATCAACTGTTGATTTATTTTTACATAGTTCGTATTTTATACAATTAGTACTATTATCACTAAAATATGTATTGCAAGAGCCATCTTCCCAATTTTGTGAAAGAAATACTTTGCATTCGGCGTCGGTTGGTTTAATATTGTAATCACCGGCAATAGTGACTTTATCTGCCTCTGCATAAAAAAAATCATTGGCACTATAACCTATTTGAATTTTATCTGTCATCCTTTCTATTATATATTGATGAAAATAATTTTTGTAGGGGAACCTACGGAGCAGGGAACCTACGGTTCCCCTGCGACCCCTCCCTTAATTATGT